CAGCACCACCCTTGGACATATTATCACGAATGGAACCTGATGCTGCTTGAAACGCTCCTAATTCCACAGCATTTGCTTTTCCTTCACCCCAATTTACACCATTACTAACTCCAAGTCTATTAGGTATAGGTAATATACAACTACCCTTAGGATCACCAAGATTATTTGATCTACCGATACCTTTTAGAAGTGTATCACCTAATAAGTTCTTTCTATATTCTTTTTTATCCCTTTCACCTGCTCTAGAGTCTGCAAATTTTGGTTCCCCTATATTTGGTTGTGGTGCCTTATATAAGAATTGTTCTATGAAGATATAATCCTGTGATCCATTATCACGTTCATTTTCATCTTTTTCTTCAGCACCTATAAACATGTCAATTGGGTATTTTAGGTGTTCGTTATTCTTAAATATGTCTGCACCAAATATTTGTTCTGGTTTTACCTGAGCTTCCTGCATCGCTACAAGAAATTCATCTGGTTTGTATGGTACACCCTTTTCATTAATAAACGAAGCAGTTTCACCATTGGGATGTTTTCCTCCTCTTGCATGGTGAATAAATCCTGACTCCATTGCTGCTGCAAATGTTTCATCATCATTGAATGACCAATCTTTTGCAGCTTCTGTAAGTTTGTTTGCTCTTATTATAGAACTCAATACTCTTTTTCCTTCTTCTGAGTCAGGATCGAGTTCTGTGAGGACAGGTTGGAAGATATTTGCATTTTCATTTACTTTCTTAATACCAAGAGGTGCAAAAAAATTTCCATTGCCTGGAGTGACATCTAAACTTCTAAATTCCTTATATCTTACACCATCTATCGTATATTCGACCATATAAGACGTTCTATTAAGTACGTCTGATTTGGGGGGTTTTCCTCCAATGTCATGGCGGTGTCTACTCATTTTAATACTCTCCTCATCGCTGTATTTGTCAATGATATCTCAACACTACCAAGATCAGTCACAAACTGCTCAAGACGCATGCCCAGTGCTTTATCCAAATCTTCACCTTTAAGTTGCAGAAACATGCCTTGCACGTAAGATCTTAGGTATTTATTGAATCCTGGTAACTTAGTAAAATCATTATCACCTATGATGTAGTTTAGGGTGCCCTCTCGATTTGCTGGTTTAGTATAGTGTAAATTGACACCATAAAAAGCATTGTTCTCCATCGCTACGATATATGTCATGGGATTCTTATCATAGTATGGTAGTGACTCAGCATACTTAGCAGAGTATTGATATAGCATTACCTCCCCCACAATAGGTTGCCCCACTACAGTTGATGTAGGAAATACGTTTTTATATTCCAAGTTCTTTCTCCGTTAGTATTTGAAACTCCCACCTACGATCTTTACAGAAATCTTCTGCTGCTGCCCACTTTGCTTGATTAGTGGCATAAGTAAAGACCTCTGACACATACTTTTTAGTTCTTCTCTTTTGTATTTTTGGTTCTAACACTTGTTTTGCAGGTTTTATTTCTACCACCTTCTCACGTATTTTTCCTTTTATATCCTTGTATTTGACATAGAAATCAGGAAAATAACGATGCACTCTATTATCAACAGGTGATTTGTATGGTATGATAATTTCTTCAGATGACCACTTCAAAATCTTTTTATTAGTGTCGCAATATTGCATGAATTTCAGTTCCCATGATGATCTATAAACCACTTCTGAGATGTCACCTTTGTACTTTTGACGGTTTTTGGGTCTGAATTTACCTTTATATGACATACATAGTATGTAATCATACTATATTTAGATGGCACAGAGAGCAGATGCGTTTAGATCTGGCAGATTTTACCTTCCAACAGTAAATCTGACTGATCCAACGACAAGTTTTGGTAATATAACACCTGCATTGAATAATAATTATGATGTCTATATCAATTTCAATAATACTGAATTGAATGAATTAAAAGGTTTTATAAACCAGCATGGTTTCCATGACCAAAATGGTGGTGTTGAGTCTATATTCAATCCAGGTACATATCTTGCTCTGTTTTGTTCAGAGGCAGTTTTACCAGGTTCAGACATACAATCTGCTAAAGTTGATGGGTTGAGACAGGGTATATCGCAGAATTATGCTACATTTAGAAGATTTCCAGATATCATACTTACATTCTACTCACAGACTGATTACTATACTAATGACGTGTTCAATGCATGGATGGAGTTTATCTCACCTACTAGGATAGCAGATGGTACTTTTGGTGCCGATGTAGATGCCAGAGTTACTGCATCAAAGGGTGCTGCATTTAGAAGGATGAAGTATCCTGAGACATACAAATGTAATATGGAGATCACTGCATTCAGTAAGGACATAAACGATAACTTCAGTAAATTGAATAAGACAAGTAGATTCAATTTAAAATTACCGAGCAGTATCACTTACCATATTGTAAATGCATTTCCTACCAGTATAGTCGCTGCACCTTTGGCGTATGGAAGAGCAGAATTGATCAAAACAACCATCACTTTCAACTACGATCAATACTTCACTCAAAGAGCATCTAGGAAGGGTCCTGTACTGGCAGAATCTGATGTACAAGAAGAAAACATAAGAACAATATAAATACGGTACTAAATAAAGTTACTGAACAATAACATTATGCCTTTACCAAAGGTCGTTGCACCTACTTTTGAATTGCAACTTATAACAGGAAAGAAAGTAAAATATAGACCTTTCCTTGTAAAAGAGGAAAAGATTTTACTTATTGCCCTAGAGGGAGGGAATGATGCAGACATCAGTGCAACACTCAAGAGTGTGCTGAAGTCATGTATTATCACTCGTGGCGTGGATGTTGATAAACTTCCTAGTTTTGAATTAGAGTATTTGTTTTTGAATATCAGAGGTAAATCAATAGGTGAAACTGTTGAATTACTTGTGACATGTCAAGATGATAATGAAACTAAAGTGCCACACAAGGTCAGTTTATCTGATATCAAGTTAGATGTCCCTGATGGACATACTGATATGATCAAGGTAAATGATGATATCACTATAAAGATGAGATATCCATCAATGCAACAATTTTTGGATAACAACTTTATTGGTGCATCACTTGAGAATAATGAAAAAATTGATAAAGCGTTTGATACTGTAGTTGATTGTATTGACACCATATTCACGATTGATGAAGCATGGGCAGCGTCAGATTGCACTAAGAAAGAATTGGTCAAATTTATTGAGCAACTCAATTCTCAACAATTCTCATTGATAGAGGATTTCTTTGCTACAATGCCTAAGTTGCAATATAAGGGCACAGTACATAATCCTAAAACTAAAAAAGATTCTGATATTGTAATTGAGGGTTTATCAAATTTTTTCGCATAATGCTATATCACACCAGCATTGATGCAATGTTGGAAACCAACTTCTCACTTATGCAACATCATAAGTGGTCACTAGGTGATATAGAAAATATGATGCCATGGGAAAAAGAAGTATATGTGAATTATTTGGTAAAGTATCTTGAGAAACAAAAATTAGAAGCACAACAGAGACAAGCATCTAATGCAAACGCCTTCTAGACGAGTTGAACCACAAACACCTATGATTGCTATCAATCGTAGGATAGATTCTACGTTGGAAAGACTTACAAGGGTTGAAGAAGATGTAGTCAATATAGAGAGACCACAACGAAGGATATTTGGTAGTGTTATATCACAATTCACTACAATAAACAATAGTATGCAAGAGATGAGAGATCTCATCAATCAAGATATCAGAGCAAAGAAGAAATATTTTAGAGAAGAAACAAAGATATTAAAAAAAGATTCTACGAATCTTCAAGGTCTAAAAATGAGTTTTGGAAGATTTGTAACAGCAGGTGCATTAGGTTTATATGGTCTATCACAAATTGGACAAGGTAAATTAGGTGAGGGTGCTGCAGGTGTTGGAGGTGCTGCTGCATTACTAAGTCCTGAGATTCTTGGTGTTATAAGCACATATGTTACAGCAAAAATAGCGAGTAGTGGACTGTTGAATAGAGGTGCTGGTGTTGGCACAATGGGTACAAGAGCAGCAGGTGCTTCAAAACTCAGAAATCCTCTTCTCATTACTGCTGCACTCGCTGCATCACTAATATTACCTGGTCTTCTAAATTCAAATCAAAATGCTGATAGAAGAAGACAAATGTCTGCTACGAGAGTTATAAGAGGTGCAGAGACAATAAACAAACCTGATGTTGATAGATTCAGAGTAATACTTGCGAGATTTGATTCAATTTTATCTAGTATATCACTTGAGAGGAAAAAAGAAGGGAGTGGTGCTATTGACGAACGAGCATTTGATGATGAACCAGAGAAGAACAAGGCACGTGAAAAAGCCCCAAAACAAACAATTGAGCAAATGGGTTTGGCACCTAAAGATATAACTAAAAAATCTGATGAGAAAAAAGAAGAGGGTGGTGGTTTCTTTGATGGTATTAAAAATCTGTTTAATTTTGGTAAAAAAGAAGAGGTTAGTCAGACTAATCCCGTAATTGATAACTCAATAGCATTCACTGACCAATCAGTCCAAGAGGGTGATGTAAATGAGGGTGATGTAAATGTTGAGGGTGAAAAAATTACAAACATGATCGACAATACATCAAATCTCATCTCTATGGACATGATAGAGACTGGTAGCGATGGTGGTGCCTCTGGTCTTCTACCAAATATGGATATTGAGATGATGAGTAATGAGATAGTGTCTAACACAGGTCGGGATGGTCTTAGTATAATTGATGTCAGTGCACCTAATAAGACAAATAATTCAATGTTTAGTGGTCTTGCTGCTAGACCTACCTTTGTGTCAGTTGGAACAAAATTTGATAAGAGTGTTCCTAAATTTGAGGCTGCTGCTTCACTACGCACATGGGGTGCCTTCACATGATAGAAAGGAAGGTAGACAAACTAGGAAGTGAAGTATCAAGGGCATCTTTATTTCTAAGTAGAAATTTTTCTTCAGCAATAACTGTAGAGAGATCTCTGGAGAAGAAGTCTCTTGATCTCAAAAGGAAGATCGTAGAAGAACGAGGTCGTACACTAAAAGCGATAGGGTCAAAAGGTAAAGACTCAGGAATATCAGGCGGTATAGGCGGTGCACTTGGTTTACTTGGTATTGGGACGACAAGGAGGTTATTCAGACCTAGAGTTCCTAATACTCCAAATCAACTTTTGAGAATGCAAAAAGGTACATCTAATTTATCTAGGGTTAGTAAAGTAGGTAGATTAGCAAAACCCCTTGCAGTTGTGGGCACAGGACTTGATTTTATAGGAAGAAAAGCAGAAGGTCAAACTAATGTACAGGCAGGTGTTGGTGCTGCAGGTGGGTTAGCAGGTTCACTTGCAGGTGCTAAGTATGGTGCGATACTGGGCACATCAGTAGGAGGTCCGATTGGTACAGTGATTGGTGGTGCAGGTGGTGCAATAGTAGGTGGACTTTTAGGTGGATTTACAGCAGATTTATTTACTGGTGCAAATAAAAGAAGAAAATTTGAAGAGGAGAGGGCAGTTGCTAGAACACAAAGAACATTATTTGCTAATTCACTTGATGATTTTGATAGAGTTCTGGACAAGTTAGAAGGTCTATCACCATCATTAATATTGAAACGTGATGATGATGATGGATTACCAGAAAAAAGATTCCCATTTGGAAGTTTTTTCCCCAAACCTAAACCTAAAACACCATGGTATAAACAACCTGCGGTTGAAATCACAGGATATACAGCATTGCTTCTTGGTGCAATTGCACTTGGTGGAATCACTGGTGAAGAGTCTATCCCTTTTTTAGGGTTACTCAAAGCATTGGGAAAGACTAAAGCAGGTGCTTTTATTATAAAGAAGAGTCCGTTTCTTGCCAGATTTGCAAAAAAAACAGCACCATTCGCTGATGATGCACTTGTGCCAGGTAAACAGATACCTGGAATATCTAAAAAAGGTCTTGAAATAAGAGGAGACAAAATTCTAAGAGATCTTGGAACTTTTGTAAAAAAACAAACACCTAAAGTTACAAAGGGAAGAACTAAAATAAAAAATAAGAAAGTTCTTAAAAATCAAGATAAGGTAACTTTCTCTGACAAAGTTGAAAACCCAATAATCAAAGCAAAACCTGGTGAAGTAGAGGCACAAAATAAACTTTTACAGAAATTACTGAGAAATTTGGAAAAACTCAAAGACAATAGTAGTAATACTGGTCGAAAAATAAAGAAAAAACAATTAAACATCTTTAGACAAAAGAAAATTGAAAATCCTACTGATGTATCTGATCTTGGAGAACCTCAATCAAATGACATAGCACTTGCACCTACAAATAATATATTCCTTATCAATCAATCGGAAGGAGATACTATACAGGTAACTTCTGATAATACCCCTGCCACCATGAGCACTAATGGTATTAGTGCTTACTCTGCTGCAGCTAAATATGCTGAGTTCACTGCATCTCTAACCGCATGAACAAAAATAAAATCTGGACTAAAGGACATGTTATAAAGGAATTCAAAGTATTTCCTGATGATCGTGGTGGAGACTTTCTTGACATAGGTCTTCAATTGAGTTATATCAAATATTATGAAGATATTATTGACCCTGCTTTGCATGTAGAGATAAGTGTGTTAGATGCTTTAGGTATTATCAATAAACTACCTATAAGAAGTGGATCAGCAATCTTATTGAAGTATGAACACCCAAGTCAAGATGGTGAGGTCGAACTGGAATTAGTAATATCTAACATTATAGGACACACTATTGATAACAAGAAAGAGATATACATGCTGGTATGTGAGACAAAGACAGCATTATCAAATGAAACTACGAGAGTAACAAAGAAATATACAGGTTCTATATCAGATACTGTCAAAAAACTTGTCAAATTGATTGACGCAGAAGTCACAGTAGATGCCACTGCCAACACAAGTGAGTTCTTTGGTAATTATAGGAGACCTTTCAAATGTATAGCAGACTTATGTAGGAAGTCGATACCTACAACTGTAGCAAAGGGTGGTGCTAACTCTGGGTCTGCTGGATTCTTATTTTTTGAAACACTTGATGGGTATCAATTCAAGAGCATAGATTCCTTGTTTGCAGGTAAACCACAGAGAGATACTTATAAAATGACACCATATAAGGAGGGTCTTTCTGGTGATAATAATTTCATGTTAGCGAGTGAACCAAATTTCAAAGAGAGTCATGATATTATAAAGAAAATGAGGGCAGGGTCTTATAGCACAGCAAACTGGTATTACGATGTTATAACTCGCAAGGTTCACTTCCATAACTTCAAGTATAATAGCAGTGTAGAGAAAGCAAATGAAGAGGATGTGACACCTAAGGACTATAGAGACTTTTACTCTAGAATTATCTTAGGTACAATTGATCAAGGAACTACTTCTACACCTGCAGAGGGGTCAGAATTAGCAACTCCTCAAGATCAAGCAAGGACACAAGCACAAGCATCGGCAAGATACTCTGCTCTATTCTCACAAATGCTTGATATTACAGTTCCTATGAATCTCTCACTTAGGGCAGGTATGATGCTCAAGATCGATTTTCCTAACCTAAATACTGATAGGAGTCTCGCTAAGAACTCACCTGAAAGTGGTAACTACATGATTGCCAGATTATCGCATGAGATGGGAAACCCTGATGGTGACTATACTGGACTCACTCTCGTAAGAGATTCATTTACCATACACGAGTAACATGAAAACAATCGAAGATCACATCGCAAAGGACAAAGCAATCCTTGCAGACCCATCTATTTCTGATCCAATGAAAAGGCATACATTGGAAGAGTTGCACGAACTCGAAGTATATTCAGACCATCATCATGATGAAATTGAAGCAGGTGATCATCACGATCCAAACGCTTTAGAATTATTCTGTGAGATGCACCCTGATGAACCTGAGTGCTTAGTATACGATGACTAATGCTTGAGACTAGACACTCGAATATTGAATTCCTTGGCAAGGATGGTTTCAAGTGGTTCATAGCACAGGTTGCACCTGATAAGGTATGGAGAACTGAAAACAACCAGAACTTTGGCAATGGATTTAGAGCAAAAATAAGGATTCTTGGATACCATCCTGGTGAAAGTGAGAAAGAGGGTGGTATCTCTGATGAAAATTTGCCATGGGCACATTTTCTAGTGTCACCTCAATTTGGTGCAGGTAATAATAATACAGGAACAGGTTTTGCCCTACAAGGTGGGGAGATGGTTATTGGTTTCTTTCTTGATGGTGAGGATGGTCAGCAACCTGTAGTCTTAGGTGCATTCTATGCCAATTATAATATAGAGGAGATCACAGATTATAAAAAGGCACTGGCAGAAGGCACTACTGGTTTTGGTGCACTCTCATTTGATCACCTTCTCAAAAATGCTGATGGTCAATCTATTGCTTTTGATGAACAACAAAAAAAATCTGGTGTAGTCATAGACAGTAATGGATATATTATAGACAAGAAAAAGAAGAAGAAGAAATCAAAACTCAAAATACTTGACAATGAGCAAGTCAAGGTCAAAGTGCCATCAGGTGCATGTGAGGATGCTAAAGAGAAGCAGTCAAATATATCAAAGTCACTGCAGAAGTTTTTTGATAAGATAAACAAACTTGAAAAATTTTCTGATGGGTATATAGACCCTGCATTAGGTAAAATTATAAACATAGACGTTCAAATTGATAAGGCAGCGAAAGAAATATCAGGTGCGATGGCAGGTATCGTACGGGGTGTGAGGTACAAGGCATTCCAAGAAATCAATGATAAGGTAGATGAAGCAGTTGATTTTCTCAAACCAGATTTCCTAGAGAAACAAATAAAAGCAAAGAAATTGAAAGATGGTTTCTATTGTGCAATGGAGAATGTTCTGAATGGTCTCACAAATTTCGTCAAGAAGTTCCTCAAAAGTCTGTTGGGTAACATATTGAATGTTCCTTTGTGTGCAGCAGAACAGTTCCTAGGTGGTTTGATGGCAGGTCTCAATAATATGATACAGACTGCAATAGGTCCTATACTCGCTGGATTGAGTGCTTTCACTGGCAAGGCAATGCCAAGTTTCCAAAGTTTGATGACTGGTGCAATGAGTAGAATAAATGCAGCACAAAAATTATTTGAGTGTACAGGTGGCAATTGTCCTGACTCATTTGATTTTGTTATCAATGGTGGTCCTGACATGAAAAATGTTATGAAAGTGAATGGTATATTAGATAAATTTCATACCCTAAGTGGTAGTGGTTTACCTGATCTATTAGATAATATTGTAGGATATTCATTCCCTAATCAGGCAGGTATTGGATCAACAGCTGGAACTCAAAGTGGTGGTTCTCCATTAGAAGGTTTGGTTGGTGGTTGTAATGTATCAAGTAAAGACTGCTCACCCCCTAGAGTTGTAATATTTGGTGGTGGTGGATATAATGCAGCAGCAGATGCTGTGGTAAATGAGATAGGAGAGGTGATTGGTGTAAACATGTCAGATATTGGTATGGATTACGAAGAAGCACCTTTTGTATCAATAGTTGACGACTGTGACATAGGTCGTGGAGCGACAGCAGAAGCAGTGGTAGAAAATGGTGGTGTTGTCAATATAATAGTTACAAATCCAGGTTCAAACTACTTGTTCCCAGAACAGGTTGCAGATACTGAGGGTGTGGATGTCATAGGTGAGGTAGTGGGAGTCAAAGTATTATCAACTGGTGCAAACTATGAGGATGGTGACCTAATTGTCAGTGATAGTGGTCAAACTTTGACACCAGTCATAGAAAATGGTAGAATAATAGGTGCTAATGGTAAGATAGATCAAGGTTTATCCGAGATACCTGCCCTATCAATGCAAACTAATACTGGTGTGGGTGCAGAAATATTACCCATAACTAGATTTGTCAAACGTGAGGTATATGCTGATCCTATTGTACCTCAGGCAAGAATAATACATGTAATCAGTTGTCCTAGATTTTACTAATGGCGAAAACAGATCCAAACAAAAGTAAAATACCTCCTATTATAATAAGTCACAATGAGAGTGGTGATTTTATAATAGGTGCAGAGGACACTGATGTCGTAAGAAAGAGAGATGTTGGTTTGTACGCTAGTAAAGCAGACTCTAGACTCAGATTATTCAGAGATGGTGGGTTTGAGTTGCACTCAAGTAGAGATGAGAATAAAGAGAACGGTAAGATGGGTTCTCAAATTATACAGAACTGTGACAATGCACCATTACATATAATATCTCAGGGTGATATACGTGTCAGTTGTGCAGGTACATTCTCCGTGGATGCCAGTCGTATTGTATTGAAATCAAATGCAGCAAATGAGACAGGTATAAACATTGACGCAGAGTCAGATATAAGAATACAAGCAGGTAGAGACTATCTTGTTACTGCTGATAATATTACACATGATGCCAAAGAAAGAGTGTTGTCTCATTCAGAGGGTTGGACAATATTGATTGGTCAGGTTATTAGACTTCATGAACCGATGACAAAAATCTGCCCTGCATTCATGAGAGAATATATAGATGGACAAATAAAGAATCTCAAAGGATAACTATGGCACAGATGAGAGACCTTTACACAGGAAAGGTTTACATAGGACCTGAGGATCCGAAGGTCGATCAATCAGTAGAAACACTTGACGGAGACAAGGAGTATGAGGGTACACTCGCTGCAGTAGGACCTGTGTTTTTGGGTGAACATAGTGATACAGCCACGGGTCATGTCAACATAGGAACGGACATGAATCTACAAAAGTTCAAACCTGAAATAAAAGGTTGTGCTGTGAGTGTAGAGGGAGATGTAAATATACTAGGTTCTGGGAAATCAGGACCACCAGGTGATCAATTTCCTAATACAGTCTTTATTGATGGTGACGTATTTGTCACAGGTTTTGTCGATTGTTTATCTAAAGGTAGATTAGAAGCGAGACACGCTGTTGCTGACAGTTTACCTAAACCATTTGATATGGTACATCCTAGTAAGGGAGAAGGACATAGACTTAGATATGCTTGTATTGAAGGACCTGAGGTTGGTGTATATTTTAGAGGTAGAACACAGGACAATGAGATTGTTTTACCAGATTATTGGAAAGATCTTGTGGTGATTGATACTATCACTGTTCAAACACAACCAGTTGGATCAGCACAGAATATAGTAGTGAAAGAGTGGGATGATAATAAGATAACTCTTGAGGGAGTGACTGATTGTTTCTATCATGTTTATGGAGAAAGGAAAGATGTGAACCCACTTGTGGTAGAATATGAAGGAAATACTTGGGAGGATTATCCTGATCCTAAGTATGATAATGTTGCATACTCTAGATAGTATGCTATAATATTAAAAAATTACTGAATGCAATGCTTGAAACTTGTGGCATCGTAAAAATCGATGGCGTTATTGAGTTACCAGATTATATGGTTGGTAACATTGAACCTGAAACACTATGTGTTCAAATCACACCAATAGGTGTAGCACAAGATTTGTTTGTAGACCGTGTAGAGTATGGAGCAAGAATTATCATTAGAAATGGTTCTGGTGGTCCTATCAATGCATACTACCATGTGCATGCACAGTCAAAGATAGTTATCTCTATTGCAGATGATGAAGAACAATACCGCACGACTGATATTTGACTTTGTGCACAGGTGTGCTATCATGGAAAAAGTTACTCAAAATTTTATGTTCGCCCCCGATCAAGTTGTAGACCGTCTTGAAATTAGTATGACTGGCAGATGGTTCAGAATATATGGATCTGATGCAGAAATCAAGAGAATTGATTGCGAAGACGCTGATCAGTTCATGAGAGTATTAGAGGTGGCGAAGATGGCAGAAGAGATAGATAAGGAAATCAAGGTAGTATATGTCTAACTTCCCCTTTTCTGATGTAATCCACAGAATACCAATAGAGGGTGGGTTCTATACTAAAAAAGAGGTAGATAAACTTATAAAGGAAGCAGTGGATGAAGCAAGACGTATTGATGAGGAATCAATGCGTAAGCATAATCGTGATGCAACTATCATAAGTATGATACTTGGTTTCACGACACTGGCATTGTTTGTTGATGGATTACTTAGACTTTTAGGTATAACACCACCATTCATGGGATTGGATATTGATATCATTGATAAGGTTGTAGAAAAGGTTGAATCTGACCTCTTACCCTTAGTCCAGAAAATACCACGAATCTGACGAGTATAAATAAGTTGAAGGAATGGTGTCAGAAGGTAGGTAATGCCACTAAGTAGACTAGAAAATTTTCTAAAAAATGTACA